AAAAGATGTATTTTGTACAATGCCTGCAAGTAAAACGGTTTATCTAGATTCAACAGGTACACCAGTAGGAGCAGCGTCAGCTGGCTTTGCATTAGCAATGGCGGTGGCGTTATAAATAGGAAAAAAATATGGCACAAGATTTTAGAAACGAATTGCACCGAGTAATTGGAACAAGTGATACTACTATTTTAACTGCAGGAAATTATGATGCAGTTATAGGTATTAGATGCTGTAATGTTTTAACTTCAACTATTGCTGTTGATGTTAAAATTGCAAAAGGAGGAGCTGACTACTTTTTAGCAAAAGGAGTTAATATTCCACCTAATTCAGCTATTGAATTAATCCAAGGCGGAGCAAAAATTGTTTTGGCTAGTGGTGATGTATTAGAAGCAGTTAGTGATACGGCAAGTTCATTAGATGTTATTTGTTCATACATCGATACTATTAGTTCATAGGAGGAATTATGACGGCAACAATAAATGGAATCCAATACATCGGAGGGCAATACGCTCCTGATGAATTTATAAAAAATCAAGCGTCAACGATCGACGGAACTCAAACAATAGACAGTGCAGTTCTTGCAGGACCTATTACGATTCCTGCAACTATAACAGTAACAGGGACTTTAGTAATAGTATAATGTCAAAGATAGAAGTAGATGCAATAGATAAACAAAGTGGTTCAACCTTAACTTTAGGTGGCTCAGGCACGGCTGTAACTTTAGCGTGCGGAGCTACTCAAGCAGGATTTGGTAGAACAGGAACTGTTGATTGGCAGACAGGAAGTATTAAAACAGCGACTTTTACTGCAGTTAATGGTGAAGGTTATTTTTGTAATACTGCAGGTGGTACATTTTCATTAACTTTACCATCATCACCTAGTGCTGGAAATATAGTAGCTTTACAAGATTATTCAAATAATTTTGGAACAGCTAAATTAACTTTAGATAGAAATGGTTCTAACATTAATGGTTCTGCTTCAAATTTTGATTTAACTACAAATGGAACTGCTTTAACTCTCGTTTATGTAGATGCAACTAAAGGATGGTTAATTGTTTATGAGGGAAGCAGTAGTCTTTTAGCTAAATTTATTGTGGCATCAGGTGGAACAGAAACTAATTCTTGTTGTGGTAATTACAAAATTCATAGATTTACGGGACCAGGAACTTTTACTGTTTCTTGTGGTGGAAATTCAGGTGGTTCTAACACAGTTGACTATTTAGTAGTAGGCGGCGGTGGAGGCGGTGGTGGTGACCGAGGTGGTGGAGGTGGTGCTGGAGGATTTAGAGCATCCTCTGGAACAACAACTGGTTCTTATTGTGCAGGTCCAGGACCTTTAACAAGTCCAGTATCTGCTTTACCAGTTACGGCTCAAGCTTATTCAATTGTAGTAGGAGCGGGTGGTCCAGGAAGTCCAGGATCTAACGAACCAAGTACAGCAAGAACTGGTGTTAACTCAAGTTTTTCAACTATAATAGCAGCTGGTGGTGGAGGTGGAATGAGTGCTAACAATCCAGAAAAAGGACAACCAGGAGGATCAGGTGGTGCAGGAGCAGGATCTGGAGGAACAACTTGTTCATCAAAAGGCGTTGGTAATACGCCTTCTGTTAGTCCTCCACAAGGAAACGATGGAGGAAAAGGTTATGATGGTCCAGCTCCAAGTTCTGGAGGCGGTGGAGGTGGATCCGGAAATGCAGGTCAAGATGCAGGTCCAAGTAATAATCCAGCTCCTAGTAATCCACCAAGTGGCGGAGGTGGTCCAGGAGGTATAGGTGTTTCAACATCAATTACTGATTCAGCAGTTAAACTTGCTGGAGGTGGTGGCGGAGCTCACCCTAATGCTCATTCAGGACAATGGGGTTTTGGAGGAACACATCCAGGTGGAGACACAACACAGCCTCAGACGGTAAGATTTGGAGCAGGTAATGGGGCACAAACTCCAGGCAGCACAGGATGCGCAGGCACAGCAGCTACAGGAAGTGGTGGCGGAGCAGGTGCGTGTGGTGGTGCAAATGGTGGTGGCGGAGTAATAGTAATAAGGTATAAATTTCAATAATTATGACAAGTACAATTAAAGTAAACAACATACAAAACCAATGTGGTCAGAACATCATTAACGAGAATAGTAATACAATTACTATTGGCGCTAGTGGTGATACGATTGCTTTAGCATCAGGTGCATCACAATCAGGTTTTGGAAGATCAGGATCCGTCAATTGGCAGACATCAATTAAAACTGCAAACTTTACAGCTGTTTCAGGAGAAGGATATTTTTGTGACACAGCAAGTGTTGGAGCATTTACATTAACTTTACCAAGTTCTCCATCAGTTGGAGATATTGTAGCTCTTAAAGATTATGCTAGTAATTTTGCAGTAGCTAATTTAACGATAGGAAGAGGTGGATCTAATTTAAATGGTAATGCTGATGATAGTGTTAGAAATACAGACAATGAAAGTTTAACTTTAGTTTATGCTGATGCAACAAAAGGTTGGTTAGCGGTTGAAGAAGGCACAGGATTTATTGGAATGAATTTTATAACAGCTACTGGAGGCTCAATTAGTTGTTCAGGAAATGACAGAATTCATACATTTACAGGACCAGGAACTTTTTCAGTTAGTAGATTAGCTGGTTGTGCAGCAAACAATCAAGTTTCATATATTGTAGTAGGTGCAGGTGCAAGTGGTGGTGCTGGAAACAATAATAACAATGGTTCTGGAGGTGGAGGAGCTGGAGGATTTAGAGAGGATAAAAGTCCGACAACACCTTATACATCATCTCCCTTAGAAGGTGCTGGTGCTATAACAGTAACAGCAACAAATTTTCCAATAACAGTAGGTGGTGGAGGAGCTGCTTCTTCTCCTCAAAATCCAGGAAATGCTGGAAATACATCAAGTTTTTCGACTATAACATCTGCAGGTGGTGGCGCAGGTGCATATAATAATCCTGGAATAGCTGGTGCATCAGGTGGTGGAGGTGCTGATACTAATCCAGGAGGTGCAGGAAATACACCACCTGTTAGTCCAGCTCAAGGATCAAATGGTGGTAATGGCACTGGTGCTGGTGGACCATCTTATGGTGGAGGCGGTGGTGGAGGAGCAACTGTTGTCGGAGTAAATGGAGCAACATCTGGTGCTGGAGCAGGTGGAGCAGGTGCAACAACAAGTATTAATGGAACACCAACAACTTATGCTGGTGGTGGCGGTGGAGGCGCTTACACCTCTGGAACAGCCGCTGCTGGAGGCGCTGGCGGTGGAGGTGCAGGAACTAATCAAAGTGGATCAGGAACTGCTGGAACTGCAAATACTGGTGGTGGTGGAGGTGCATCTAATAACCCTTCCGGAACATCTGGCGCAGGAGGATCAGGAGTAGTAATAATAAGGTATAAAGTTCAATAATTATGAGTGAAATAAAAGTAAATAAAATTAGTCCAAGAGCAGCATGTGGTACAGTTACATTAGGAGATAGTGGGGATTCATTTGTAATTCCTGCAGGTGCAACAATAACAAATAATGGAACACAAACAGGTTTTGGTAGAACTGGTGCAGTAAATTGGGTAACAACTCCCAAAACTACTACATTCACTGCAACAAGTGGTGAGGGATATTTTGTAAATTCAGGAAGTGCTTTAACAATGAACTTACCAGCGGGAAGTGCTGGAGCAATAGTTGCAGTATCTGACTATGCAAGAAATTTTTCAACATACAATTTAACAATAGCAGCAAATGGTTCAGAAAAAATCGGCGGTGAAACTAATGATGCTATTTTAAATGTAGATGGTCAGGCAGCAACTTTTGTTTATGTAGATTCTACAAAGGGTTGGATTAATGTTCAAAATGCAGAAGATACAGAAATAGGAGCATCACCATATATACAAGCAACAGGTGGTACTGAATCAGATGATGGAGATTTTAGAGTACACAAATTTACAGGACCAGGAACATTTTCAGTTTCAGCGATATCAAATGTAAGCACAGCCAGAAATACAGCAGCTCTTTTAGTTGTAGGAGGTGGTGGAGCAGGAGGCGCTCGTTTAGGTGGTGGCGGTGGAGCAGGAGGTTTAAGAGAATTTAAAACTAATTCAGCAACTCCATATACTTCAGCTCCAGGTATAGCAGCCTGTTCTGGAATAGTTTTAACAGCTCAATCTTATCCAATACAAGTAGGTGGTGGAGGACCAGGAGCACCATCAGGAGCAAAAGCAGTTGTTCCTGGAGTAAATTCATCTGCTTTATGTAAAACTTCTGCAGGTGGAGGAGGTGGAGGAGCTCCATGCACTCCTGCACCAAATAATCCTCAACCCACAAATCAAGGTGCTGGAGATGATGGAGGTTCAGGAGGTGGTGTTTCTGATATGAGAACTAATACAGCTTATAAAGGTGAAGGAAATGTACCATCAGTTAGTCCACCACAAGGTAATCCTGGAGGTATGGGTGTAGACTTTCCACCATCAGCAGGAGGTGGAGGTGGAGGTTTTGGTGCTACAGGAACAACGGCGCCATCACCAGGAAGCTCACCATCACCAGGACAAGCTGGTCCAGGAGGAGCAGGAGGAGCAACATCTATTACAGGTTCACCAGTCACTTATGCGGGTGGCGGTGGTGGAGGCATTCAACCTGGATATACTGCTGGAACAGGTGGCACTGGAGGTGGTGGTGCAGGAAGAGCTGGTCCGGGTACTGGAACTGCAGGAACTGCGGAAACCGGCGGCGGTGGAGGTGGAGGTGGAACTCCGTGTGGCACAGGTGGAAATGGTGGGGGTGGTGTGGTAATTATAAGATATAAATTTCAAAATTAATGTTATTTAAAAAATTAAAAAGTGGTGGTGAGATAAATACGTTTTGTCCAAAAACTATTTATTACAAAGAAAATTTTTATAACACTACAGAATTTAAAAAACATATTTTAGCTATTTCTAAAAATAACAAATTATACAGAAATGGATTTATAAATGTAGATACTTCACACAGCACTGATTATTCTATTTTAAAAGATAAAATATTTGATAAGTTTTTTGAAGAAGTATTAAAAGAATCTAAATTATATTTATTAGAATTGGGGTATGATCACGAATTTATAGATGAATTATTTATAGAGTCTGCATGGTTTAATATAGGAAAAAAAGGTGACTCTTTAATTAAACACATACATCCCGGCTCTTTTTTAAGTGGTGCTTTTTATCTGTCCTGCGATAGTCAAGAAGACCAAATATTGTTTTTTGGAGATGATGATATGACCTTACCTCCACAACACTTTAATGATTTATCAGCTAAATATACTGCATATAAATGTATTCCGGGCAGTATTTTACTCTTTAAAAGTAATATAAATCATTGTACAAATAGTCAAAAAAGCAATGAAAAAATAACTATTTCATTCAACTTGAACTATAAAAGAAATTAATATATAAGGAGAAACATTATGGCACATTTTGCAAAACTAGGAGTTAACGGAAAAGTTATCGCTGTTCTTACAATGGACAACGATAAAATGTTAAACGCTGATGGTGTTGAAGATGAATCAGTAGGTCAACAATGGTTGCAAACACACAACAACTGGCCTGCAGAAATGTGGATTCAAACATCTTACAATACATCAGGTAACAAACATAAATCTGGTGATGACTCAAAAGCATTTAGAGGAAACTACGCAGGTATAGGTTCTATATGGGACGAAGAAAATCAAATCTTTTGGCATAGAAAACCCTATCCTTCTTGGGTAAAAGATACATCTGATGCTCAATGGCATTCACCAATTGGTGATGCTCCTGCATTAACTGCAGAACAACAATCACAGAATGATGCTGGCACACATAAATGGGATTACGTTTGGAATGAATCGGGCCAGTCTTGGGACTTGACAGATCACTCAGCGTAAATTAAAAATGGTGGTGGTATGCAAAAGAAAGTATTAAGCGAACAAGCATTATATTTTGGAGATGTGGCAATGCCTAAAGATTGGGACATTGACCGAGATAAGTTATCAGGTGATATTTTACAATCAGTAATTCAAAACAAAGATTTTCCGTTCTCACGAACATTCGATATGTTAAATACTTATATGAGAGATCATATAATTTTAAACTATGGATTTACTTTAATTAATAAAGAAACGTGGGGCAATATATATAAGCCTCAAGAAATTACAATTCCATTATTAAATATAGATCCTTTAGATTTAAGAAACTCACCAGATTACACATTGTTATATGGTGTAAAAGTCAAAGATTGTAATGTTAGAATACATTATGATGACAAAAGAAGAAAAAATAGATCTTGGGATATACCATTGACTAATAATAAATTTATAATGTTTCCATCAACTAATATGTATTACTTAACTAATAATCAAAAGGATAGTTTAAATTTTGTACAAACCATAACTTATGAATATATCTAATTATTATTGGTATTTTAAATCTGCTTTAACTCCTAGATTTTGTGATGAAGTGATTAAATATGCTAATGCACAAAAAGAAAGTATGGCAAGAACAGGTGGCTATGACAAAGAAAAATTATCAAAAGAAGAAGTTAGAAATATACAAATAAAAAGAAAATCAGATTTAGTATGGTTAAATGATACTTGGATATATAAAGAATTACATCCTTTTGTTCATGAAGCTAATAAAAATGCTGGTTGGAATTTTCAATGGGACAGATCGGAATCTTGTCAATTTACAAAATATAAATTAAATCAATATTATGACTGGCATTGTGATAGTTGGGATAAACCTTATGATAAACCAAATACACCCGATCATGGTAAGATTAGAAAATTATCTATGACTTGTCAATTAACAGATGGCTCAGAATACAGTGGTGGTGAATTAGAATTTGATTTTAGAAACTATGATCCGCATATGCGAGATGAATCAAAACATAGAATACAATGTAAAGAAATATTACCAAAAGGATCTATTATTATATTTCCTAGTTTTGTGTGGCATAGAGTTAAACCAGTAACATCAGGCACAAGATATAGTCTTGTGGTATGGCATTTAGGGAGGCCTTTTATATAATGTTTATAAATAGTTATTTTCCAACTGTAATATGGAATGAAGAAAAACCAGAATTTGTTAAATCTTTAAACAAAGCAAGTAACAAATATATTTCTGATGCTAGAAAAAGAGAAAAAGAATACATAAAAAAACATGGTGATTTTGGAACATCATACCATTCAACACCATTAACACACGACAATGATTTTTTAGATTTTAGAAATTACATAGGTCAAAAGTCTTGGGAGTATTTAGATCATCAAGGTTATGACATGAAAGAATACACAACTATGTTTTCTGAATTGTGGGTACAAGAGTTTGCTAAAAAAGGCGGTGGTCACCATTCAGCGCATATACATTGGAACCAACATGTATCAGGTTTTTATTTTTTAAAAGCTAGTGATAAAACATCATATCCAGTATTTCACGAACCAAAGACTGGTGCAAGATGCACAAAATTAAAAATGAAATCAGATTTAAAAGGTGTATGGGCAGGTCATGAACAATTTCATTTAAAAGTAAAACCTGGTACACTTATAATATTTCCAGGTTATTTAGAACATGAATTTGCTGTTGATCATGGCACAGAACCTTTTAGATTTATACATTGGAATCTACAAGCAGTACTTAAAGGAATGGCTAAAGATGTCTTTTAAAAAAAATAAATATACAGTTATTAAACAAGCAATATCAAAAGATCTTGCAGTTTTTATTGCAAATTATTTTAAAATGAAAAAACAAGTATATGATACTTTTCGTAAAACTAGATATATTTCTCCTTTTGAAGAAACATTTGGAGTTTATGAAGCGCCAAATGATCAAATACCAAATACATATTCTCATTTTGCAGACATTGCTATGGAAACTTTATTACTTAAATGTCAACCAGATATGGAAAAAGCAACAGGATTAAAACTATATCCTGCATATACTTATGCAAGAATT